TTTCTTTTGCGAACTTAGTGTAGTTGTAGCGACCAGTGAGTTGCAGAATGCCGCCTCCCCTAAATCTCCAACCATCACCACTATCGGTATCGCCGTTGTCCATTCTGTTGGCGTATATAACGTTAGCAATTTTTTCAGGTTGCCTATGATATTCATTTGCGTCTCTCCCTGCTCTTCTGAAATACTTAGGGAAAATTGTGTTTAGTGCTTTGGCGCTATAGTTTAAGTTTTCACTTAATACTCTAAAGCCGCCGGACTCATGTCCACACTGTGCTACAAACATTGCTACACGCTCTGCTGTGTTAACTTCCCATAAAGGAAGTATTTCGAGCATTGCTTCGTACCAATCTTTCCAATCATCTCTGTGGATAAGTTCTTCTGCCATCCACTCTTCGAACTCAAATTCGAAATGTTCTTTAGCCATCTTTTGTATCCTTATTTTGACAGTTGTCACAGCGACAATGATTACATACTTTTATGCTAGGATTTTGACCTAAGAAAGGATCATTAATTTTAACTTCCTTCCACAAGGCAATTCCACAGTGTGATTCATGTCCGCAATTTTGACAATAATGCATTTATTTTCTTTTTACTATTAAAGTTTTATCTTCATTTGTTAGAGATAACTTATCACCGAATTTAGTAATATTGTAGTCTCCGAGGTATTTAGTTAGGAAAAGGACTTCGCCCATGTCATTAAGGTTAATTTTTTCGCTTAAATTACCAATTGTTGCATTAGTGTTGCCAAAATTTACAACTTGCAGTGTCATAGGTCCTGCAAATGGTTTAAAAATTGTTATCTCATTATTTTCATTAATAATGATATCTGATTTGTGTGTTTTTGCAAAAAAGTTTTCGTAGTTGTTTAACTTGTTTTCTTGCATCTGTCCTTCGTAATGTGAATCATCTAAAGGAATTCTTGCTGCTAGATTTTCAGTTGTTGCTTCAACACTTTCAAATCCTTTATAGTAACGGAAACGTGGTGTTTCTATTTCGGCTAGTTTTGCAATACCATAAATCATGTCTTGAAGTTGTTCTGGAATATCGCGAGTGCGTTCTATTTCTACAAAAACTTTATATGTACCATCACTTTGTTCACCTGTGCTTACATCAGCATCTAACACAAAAGGATAACCTTTTTCACAAAAATTCTCTAAGTCTTTTGCTGCTTCTTGCCCTTGTACACTAAAACTTACAGTAACAATATCTTTGTCATCGCCCATTTTACTTTTGAAACTATCAACTTCAAATACTTCGTCAACTAGTAGTTTTAGATCACCTGTGTTAAGTCCCATTATACTGCTGCCTCTGTTGGTGGTGTTTCTGCTGCGGCTCCTACGTCAGCTTCTTGTGCTTCGTCGCCATTTGGTGTTTGGGGTGCTATGCCTTGATAGCCGCCGTATACTTCACCAATTAATTTTGTTGGCATCATTATTTCTACAATCCAAATTGGCTTACGATCTAACTTGCCTTTTTTCGTGCCAGGTCGTATATCTGTTTCTTTGCGAATCTTACGTGGTACTAATACGCTGTCCTTGCCCATTTTAACTTTGCAATCGTAATCGAGCAAACGTTTACCGCCCATTGGATCTGGCATTTTTTCTTGCGGCCACATAAAGGAGCATGTAATCCAATGTCTATCAATAGTAGGACCTTCGCATACTTCACCTTCGTCCCAATTTTCGTAGACGTATATATCAAGCTCGTCAAGAACTCTTTCAAAATCTTTTAGAACACTTAATGACGTATTACTATCGTATATACGTTCAACATTCTTTACTATATCTAAAACATCTTTCATAGCATTTCCTTTGTTATTGTATTTATCTAGATGTCAGATGATAAATATATTTGTAGGGCAATGCGTCTTACCGCAAAACCCTACTCCAGATTCCAGAAGGAGGACAGATGGGAGCTAAAAGAAAGGCTGTAAAGCAGCATTCAAAATTTGACAACGTTGTCAATATAAATTCATTTACTAAAAAACAAAACGTAACAATACTTCCACGTAACAGAAATCAAGAGCAATATATACTTAAACTGTTAGACCCTAAGAAAGATATAGTCTTTGGCATAGGGCCGGCAGGTACCGGTAAAACTCTGTTGGCTGTACAAGTGGCTGTAAAATTATTTAAGGAAGGCAAAATAGACAAAATAGTTGTTACTAGGCCGGCAGTATCGGTTGATGAAGACTTAGGTTTCTTACCAGGTACATTAGAACAAAAAATGGCACCATGGACAAGACCTATTTTTGATGTACTAAGGGAATACTTTAATGCAAGAGAAATAGAAGGCATGATTGAAGAAGGCATTATTGAAATAGCACCTTTAGCTTATATGCGTGGACGTACATTCAAAAGTAGTTTTATACTTGCAGACGAAATGCAAAACGCAACCACAAACCAAATGAAAATGTTACTAACTAGATTAGGAGAACACTCTATGATGGCTGTTACAGGCGACCTGGCTCAGGCAGACAGGCTCAAGGATAATGGTTTAATAGATTTTACAAAACTGTTAGAACAGAGTAATTCACAACATTTGGACATAGTCCACTTTGCACAAGGAGACATAGAACGGCATGAAGCTGTAAAAGAAGTACTCCAAGTTTACGGAGACGAATAAAGGAAGGGGCTCTATGCCCCTTTCAACTGTACTAATAAAAATTCGTTTTTCGTGTACACGTATGCCCAATGAGGGCCCTTTAAAGGCGGCTTACCGTTATGATCATAATAGGTAAATCGAATATGGTATTCCTTTAACCATATAAATTTTCCGCTATTGCTACGTACAGGCCACCACGCAAATTTCTTTTCGTAAGAATGCTGTGGATCCTTTTGCCAATTGGCACCCATCATAGATTCATAGATCACTTGCTAACGGAAAGATTTCTGCAATAGCTTTTGCACAAGCATGTGCAATATCCATATGCTCCTGCTGTGTACCATTAGCACCACGTAGTTCAATGTAATGCACCCAGCTACGCAATGTGCCATTCATATACAATCGTGTTTTAGTATTTCCTTCTGGTAATACTGCACGGGCTTGTTCTTTGGCAATACCATTCTCAATTGCCCAGTCGTATGCATTTGAAGCAGCAGCCCACACATTGCGTTGATGTTGTTCCCATGCAACGTGTAGATTTACATCATCTGTAATTACGCTGTTTTGTCTATTCTTAGGATCTTGTAATCGTGCTTTACGCATTACAAATGCATTGCCCATTTCTGATGGTTCTGCATAACGCTGGCTAAACTCTTGGAATGCAAAACTACGATGACGTACCATTTGATGTGCAATGTCACGTGTTGTTTCAATTTCCATTACAGCATTTGCCATTTCTAAAGGAGACCAATGTTGATGTTTAATCAAATACTTAATTAAACGTTCGCTGGTTTCTTTATTAATTTGTGATGCTGGATTAGATACTTTTGCGCAAAATGCAATAAGGTCTTGTACATTTTCTAATCCTTCGTTTTTATATTCTTCTGTGGGCTGTGTGTAACTTACTAATCTTACGTTCAATTTTATTTCCTTTAATACATCATATCTGCTGCAACAATAAATCTGTCTTTGTCGCTTAATAGTTCACCTGGTCGGTGCCATTCCTTACTGTTATATATCACCCATTGTCCTTCTTTAGGCGGTAATTGGAGTCTTGCTGCATTCTCTGGCCCATCTGGTGCAAACTCTGTTCCGCATTGTTTCTTGTTAACTGGAACCTTTGCATAATACACTCCGCTAATACTTTGAACTTGTTTGTTGTGATGATGGTGATGCCAAAGTTTATCACGTGGCTCTGGATATCTTAGGCTAGTCATAAAACTCCAACTTTGTACACCTTTGATAGGAACTTCGTTACCAAGGAATGCAAAGCAACTCCACACAAAGCTCATCTTTAATTTAGACCAATGTGTTCCGGGTAATCCAAACGCTTGTTCATTTATTTGATACTTAGGACTATTATGCCAAAATCGTCCTTGCTCAATGAGTCCTCTAACATCTTCACACATTATAAGTCGTTCTTTACGACCAATTAAAGCGTTAAAGTCATACCATTTATAATCCATTAGTCTCCTTCACCAGGTGCTTCTGAAAAGTATTGCATTTTACCTTCTACACCTTTCCAATCTGCTGCATCTGCCGGTACATCTTCTTGACGCACTGCTGTTATGTTTGGCCATAGCAAACTATACTTATGGTTAAAGTCAACCCATTCTTTTGCGCTTTCTACGCTGTCTGGTAAAATTGCATCCGCTGGGCACTCAGGTTCACAGACACCACAGTCAATACATTCTTCAGGATTAATTACAAGCATGTTTTCACCTTCATAAAAACAGTCAACCGGACACACTTCTACACAATCCATATGCTTACAGCGTATGCATTGGTCATTTACAATATAAGTCATGCAACTTCCTCAAATAAGTTATCTAATAGTTCTTCACTTACTTCATACCATTCTTCAATTTCTTCGTCGTACTTTACAAAAGGATGTACTAAACTGAACAGAAAATGTTTACTATTTGGCGGACCGTAAAATGTTACTTCCGCAACACATTCATTAGTAGGTCTTTGGTAATTTCTAAATCTGCGATAATTTTTTCGACCGATCATTCTGTCTAGGTCGTCGTCAAGTTTCATCAAGTCTGTCTTAGGATTAGAAATATTTACTGTAAAACTTATAATTTTATTTGGCATTTTAAATACTCGCAAGTCTGATTAGCGTTGCCGCTAGGTTAATCTCCGGATCTACAACTAGTGTGTGATCTACAAGTCCTTGTTTGATAATCAACACTGCTTGATCTTGCTGTGCATCATCACCAAACAGTTCAATATTGTCATATAACCAGCGATAAATTTCTTCCATCTCCTCAGGACGAACTGCGCCACACAATAGTTTACGTGCTTCTGCAATCTTACCTGCTTTAAATAATTCAACCATATCCAGTTTCCAGTCTGCTTCACCTGTATCACCTTCGTTAGGCCTCATTAAACTGTTGTCTTGGATATTCATTTGTACTGTATTGATACATTTACGCAAGTCTGGATATGTTGCCTTTACATATGTGTCAAGTGTATCCAAGTCTGGAGTTACACCTTCTGTAATAAGAATCTCTGCAACTCTTGCTGTAAACTCTGTTTGATCAATTTTAGCAATATGAAAGCCTTGACATCTACTGTGTAGTGCAGGAATAATTCTGTTTGGATAGTTACAAGTAAGAATGAAACGTGCAGTTGTATGATACTCTTCCATTACACCACGCAGTGCAGCCTGTGCGTTTGGCGACAAGTAATCAGCCTCATCTAGCAACACAACTTTAAAGTCACCAAATGGAATCATCTGTACAAAGTTTACAATCTTGTCACGTACATCGTCGACACTATTTGTACGACTTGCGTTAATTTCTAATATATCTAACGGATTTATATCAAGTTCATTAAACAACAGTTTTGCAAGAGTTGTTTTACCAATACCTGCGTTACCACTAAACAACAAGTGCGGAATAGTTTTGTCTTTGATCCAAGTCTTTACTTGATTACGTTGTGCGTCATCTCTAAACACGTATCCGTCTACTGTGTTAGGACGATACTTTTCTACCCATAATTCTTTCATTATTTAATCCCATAAATTTTCATAATATTTTCCAAACAGTCTAAAACCGTTACTCATTCGTTCTTGGTGTGCTATTGCACCTTCACTATCCCACTTGTTGTAATCGTAATCTTCCATCCAATCATCACGACACTTTTGCTCGAACGCCCAAATCATTTCATCTAGTATTTCGTCCCACTCTTGTTCTGTCAAGTCTGCTGGATAGCCGTGTTTAGTTTCCTTTAGTTGTACAAGCATAGGGTGAATAATCATAGCAAGTGTATGATCCATACTCCAAGTATCATAGTCGTGAATCTTTATACTTGTTCGTTGCTTAGGAGAGTATCCAAACCAGTTGTATAACCAATTATGATAAAACCTATGAGTAGGATACTTTCCAATCTTAACTTTCATTGTTCACTTAACGCTTTAATCATTGCAATTTTTTCATGCTTTTTAACAAATTCAGTTTCGCCTTCGTAGCTATGACACTTTGCAAGGGCTTCTTCTACATACCATTTTATACGATATAAATCTTTTTTGCAATTAAATGTTGATATACCGTCCATATTAGGATCAGACTCGTTCAAATATATTCTATCAATATCGTTTTTTATTTCGTATAGGTCCCAAGTTTTAATCATTTACTATCCTCAATAATACGTTGCAGCCTTGCACCCCATGCTGGACTGAATTCGATTACATCATCGAGCACTTGATCTATTTCAGATAAGCTATGCTTATTAAACTCTGTACTACTTGTATCATGTGCAGGAACCCAAGTCGATTCTACCATTGGATAATTGCTAGGCAACTTCCCTTTTATACTAACACCTTTTTTAAACTGTGTCAATCAATGTACTCCACTTCCGTAGTTTTTCTTTTTTGTAACTGCTTCTAGCATAAACATGCCGCCAATCTAAAACACCATGTTCGCACATTAAATCTATCATGCAATATACATCGCCTACTTCATCTAGCAATTTATTACGTTGATCTTCTTCAATTTGTTCGAAGCTATCATACTTACGGATTATCTTACTACAACGTTGTGTAAGTTCTCCGCACTCTTCAGCAGTAATAACCATCAACTGCTGTAACTTATTAATAGGACTATTTCCCATCACTTTTTTGTTCCTGACCTATTCCAGTTAAAATTAACAAGATATACAAGATAGGCCAGGCCCATCCTGTGAGCACACCAGTAATGTGCAAATACATTAGTACAACACCAGTTAAGCCTGTAGTACCAATACCAGTTCTGTTTCCGGGTAACTTCATAGAAAACTCCTTTACTTTAATAGTATAGCAAGTTTATTAAAAATTGTCAAGTGATTTTGCACGAAAAATTTCGTAATATTTCCAACCTTCCCAAGCAAACACTAGCATTATACCTGTTATAAAGCCTCCGCCAAATAATGTTGCTAGGGCTAGTGTGCTTAGTAGGTTAGCAAAGAATAATATGACTGGAATGTCGTACCATTCAAAGTTTTCAAATAAATTTGGCAAGCTCTGGAGCCTTCCATCCTTCTGGCTTTAGTACCTTGCCATCTTCACGCTTGCGTACCTTGCCTGTGTCTGGATCAATCTTTGCAAAGTTTGTGTCCATTACTTCTTTCCAGGCCGCTTCTCCATCCCAGCCTGCGGCACGTACTGCGCCCATAGTAACAACAAGAATATCAATTAATGCATCAAGTTGTTCGACTTTGTCATCTGCTGCTACTGCTTCTACAAGCTCGCCTACCTCTTCGTCAATAAGACTAAGATACATTTTGTAGTTTGCTTCACTAGGTGGCTGGTCACACGCTGTTCCAAACGTGTCAATATCCTTAAATGGGTTTGTCATTTATACCTCTATTTGTTCATAAATTCACTAGGATCGATTGTAGCAGGGCCGTCACTAAATTCACGACCTATACTAATACCTTCTGGCTTAGTATCAGAAAATGCTAATATACTTTCAGCTTCAACCATACGAATTACAGTGTCGTCTTCAAGTGTTATACCACGAGTCCAACGTCCATGTGTAACAAGAACCCAGTCACCTATTTCATATGTGTCTTTGTTCTTAGGACCTTTGTCGTATACTTTACCCCAGCGTGGATACACACCTCTAGCTTCACCATCGTCGCTGCGTAAAATTAAACCACTTGCTGTCTTTTGTTCTCCAAAGTTCATGTCAGTAACAAGAACTCTGTCGCCAATTGCTGTAATTTTATTTGCTTGAATTTTTGTTAAACTCATAGATCACCTTTTTGCACAAAATCACCATTTTCATCTTCTACCCATTCGGCATCGATATCATCAAATTCTGCAAGTTCTGCTGCTGTAGGTTCTGCAATTTGCTCATCAACTTTCTTTTGAGCTCGTGACTTTCCACTACTTGTTGCTTTAGGTTTTGCAGCAGCTTTTTCTTCGACTGCCGATACTTCAGGTGCCTTAGGCATACGTTTTTCATCTTGTGTTGCATTGGTTGTGTTATCATAATACTCTTTTACAATATCTTCACGCTTGCGCACAATTTCTCCACCTGGCCCTAGTTCATCACCACGTGCATTTACACGAGCATTTCCTACTGCCGGAGTAAGTTCATGTCTAGCTCTAAGCATATCCATATCAATACGTTTACCTTTTGCTGTTCTATGAACAGGTTGTTTATTTTTTAAAGCCATATTAGTCTCCTTCTAACTACTTATCTTAAAAACTCTCTCCAATCCAGGTCATATTGGATTGAATTAATTTTGTGTACGCCTATTAAGTATAACACATAACTTGCTACAGAGCTACCTCTACCTACACCCCATACAATATCATTCTCACGCATAAAGTCTACAAGATAAACCATATAGCGTAGCAAGTCTGTCATACCACGATCTAAAAACGCTTTCCATTCTTCAGTAACTCGTTTCCATTCTTCAGTATGTCTAAGTTCATTATTTGGTTCTACTTGTAAGTTCTCTGCAAGTTTTGCAAATAGATAAACTGTAATATCTAAGTTCTTGTATTCATCGGGCATAAACCATTCACTTTGACATACACCGTCAAAAGTCTTTTGATCTACATCTAATGGGATATACTTTTGTAGTTTGTCAAAGCCTTGTTCTTCCATAGCAGCATTGAACTTATCTATATCATCTGATTCTTCGCATAGAACTACGTGGCATTTTTCTACATTGCCACTATAAATCATATCTATAAGATCGTGATTCGTAAATCTCGGAACACCGAGAGAGTCTGTTTTCATAAGCATACTCTTATTTTAGTTTATATTTATTAATTTGTCAAGAGGAGATTCTTCAGAATCGTGTGTTTGTTGTGCTTTTAATTGCTCACTAGCAATTCTACTATGTAATTCTACTTTATAGATATCAATAAATGTAACAATTTGATCCTGCATTGCTGGATTTGCCGCAGACATTTGGTATTTACGTGATAATTCTGCAACTTTTAATTCTAGTTCGTTTATACTATATTCTGCTAAGTCTTTTTGAAAAGGACTAAACACTATATTCACCTGTTATTGTAGCAAATGTTGTAAGCCCGCCGTCATTACTTTCAAACTCTATTATAATAAATTTATTATTATCATCAGCATTCAGTTCAAAGTCTGCCCATAGTGCATTTCCGTCGTTATATAAAACATTACCGGCACCCACATCCCAAGTTAGGACAGGCTTTGCTGCGGCCGCTGCTGCTAGTGTAGGATCCATTTGAACTAATACTTTCATTACACTGTGTGCTGGCGTAGAAGATGCTCCTGGCAGGTTTCTAATTTGTAGTGTACAATTAGCAGAAAATGTTAATTGATAATAAGCAGCTTCTTCAAAGTCTAAAGTCTTTGTAGATGTTGTATTACTTACAGCACCAATTTGTGCATTTTCAGATATTTGCACTAAATTTGCATTTACAATATTATTACCTGCATGATTATTTGCTTCGTCAGTTTTTGCAGTATGGTCTTGCAAAGTAGCAATGTAGCCAGCTGCACCAGTTAAGCTATCTTTAATTGCTGAAAAATTATTTCTAAAACCTTGACTATCATTATCCTGTCCAGCTACTGGAAAGGCAATGTCAACGCTTCCTGGTGTTATGTTAGTTGTATCACTCACTTTATTGCTCCTTACATATATTTATATGTTTTATACATTTGATTCATTTCTTGTGAACAGTATGTACTGATCATCTTCTTTTTCTAATGTTCCTGTTATTAGATAACGGTCTACATCTAAGTTTAACTTTTTAAAGTCAAATTGACTGTTTTTAATTGCAGCTTTGATATTTATTGCTTCTCCTACTTTACAGTAACAAAGTGGTATGCATAATGTAAATCCTGGATATGCTATTGTTCCTGGTTGTTGACTACGCATCCATAACGGTAAAAACTCATTATCAGTGTCACCAACTTCACGTAAACGTTTACGCATATTTCTTGTATTTGATATAAAACGTTCTCTACGATTAGTATCACTTACACGCACTAGATCGCTATCAGTTTTAATTGTATTTCCATTTGGTCTAAATCTAAATGGCGCACTGTCATTTTCTTTAGTTTCTACTGTAACATCACTGTTGCGTCCTTCAATAACTAAATTGCCATTGTTGTCAAACTTATCAATAACACTTGTGCCGTCACGTTGTATAACTTCAATACCACCGTTACTCTGTTCAACTTGTCTTACACCGCCACTGTCTATTGTTAGTTCTATTACGTTATCGCCTTCGCCTACTGCGCTAGAATCCATTAATGTGCTATACTCTACACTATCAGCTGTAATTGCACGTTGCACCCAATTAGTAAAACTATTTGCAGTTTTCTTATCACCGGTGTTATCTGGGTCAACTACATTTACATACACAACTTCATAGATTGCATCATCTGTGCCGGGTGTATATGCTATAGCTGTTTCAACAGTGCCAAATAGGTATTTCTTTCTTTTGTGATTTCTTCCTGCTGCTGCAACATATCTTTCTAAATTTTGTTTTTCAATGCCTGCATATAACAGCATCTTAATATCACGCTGTGTACCAAATGCAGGATCGTTTGGTCTGTATAGTTTTGTAACATCAAAAATATCGCCGTTGTTTATAAAACTTTTAAATAAACTACGTTCACTTTGTTTAAGCATTGGCTTTAGATATAAGTCTGTATACAGCGTTCCGTTTGGATCATTGATAACGATTTTAAATTCTTTTGTAACAGCACTGTAACCTAGTTTGTCTTTTGCTTCTATTGTAAACGTATATGACCTATCAAATGTAGTTACACCTTTATCAAAGGTTGTCTTGCTACTATCAAAAATAACTAAACCACCTTCAGTTGCATTTGCAAATTGTCTTACATTTCCTATTATTTCGCCTCTAGGATCTAATCTTAGTCCCGGAGGTAAAGATCCTGATTTTATTTCATAATAAATCCAATTACTAGGCAGTGTTGTGTTAGCTTGGACCTTTAACATACTTAATGCGTTAGCATTAATTTTACCTAACAGTGTAGGACTCTTCCAAGTTATAACACTTTCAATCTCGCCTAATATTTTAACTGTGAAAGTTTTATCTTTAAATGATTCTTCTGGTGTACCTTGTCTTATAGCTCTTAAAGTAAACTTATATTCTTTTGTTACAGCCGGCTGATAAGGAACACGCCCTGCAATCTCTCCGTCTACTGAGTCTAAGCTCATACCAGGAGGAAGTGTGCTTGTTGATCCATCAGGATTAGTAGGACGTAACTCATATCCAATATCACCTGCTACATTAACAGGATCTAAAGTTTCAAAGAATAGTGTAATATAATTATTTGCTCTGCGTATTCCTATGTCTGCAGGAGTAAGCCAAATAGGCGTTCTTACATAAGTGTTATCTGCTGTAAATATACCTGTGCCAACTTGCATAATTGTGTTATCGGCACGTAAGTAATCATCGCCAACAAGATAAATTATAAACTTGCGTTTCTCTACTGTATCGCCGTCGGATACACTTACTATAAATTCATAATATCTATTAAGTTTACGTGGAACTTTTGTTCTAATACTGTAATCATATAGTTCAACATCATAGTAAAAACTCGAGTACCCATTATGACTTCTTACACTAAAGTCAAATGCATATGCTCCGTATCCTTGTGTGTCATAACCACCGTCACCAGCATCTTTATCTAGTGCAAGTAAAGGTTCAACAACACCTACTAATTGCCCTTCTGGTAATAAACGCACTCCTGGAGGCAACACACCGTCACCATCCTCAATCCAATACTCTAACCGTTCACCTGTTGGAATATCAGGGTCAATAACTTGTAAATGAAAATCAACAGGTTGACTATCTAAGATAAAGTACTGGTTATTTGGACCAATTTGCAAAGTACCTTGAGGTGTTACCCATACAGGAGCATCAGCACCTTCTATTGTAATAGTGTATGACCTATCCTCAAAGTCTTCTGTTCCTGAAGCACGTAGACAAAAAGTAAAATCAGTTGTTCTTGCAACTTCGTAGGGTGTTCCTACAATGCTTGTATCGTCAAGTCGTAATCCCGGAGGTATATTTCCACTAATTTGTACAATATTATTTGTGTTTACAGGCAGTGCAATATCAAGAGTAGTGCCTTCCTGATATGTACCTAAATTTGTACCTGTTTCAGCTGTCCAGTACATATGCACTCCTATACTATTGTGCCAAAGTCTAATACTCTTCCGTCGGGTGATTCAATTGTGCCAAAGTCTACATTTGCAGTTTGTACTAGCCAATCTAGCAATCTAGGTGCAGCACCTGTTGCACTACCAAAGTCAAAGTTTAATGGATCAATTAAAACATTAAAATCACGCACGTCGATGCCATATACATTACCTGCTAATGGCCCGTTAAATTGTGTTCCAGTTATTGTACCACCGTTATTTACATCGTGAAAGTTTGCATCTAGATTTCCACCTAATGTAGGTGTTGTATCTGCTTTTAGTTTTGGATTTATACGGAATTCAATCTCTCCACTATCACCATTATAGCTTATGAATACTTGATCAACTCCGGGTGCAATAGCATCTGGATATGGTACGCCTTTAAGGTGTATTATTTGATTAGCAATACTATCTTCTAATAAATCTGTACCACTGTTAGTTACAAATCTCCAATCACCACCAATTGCATCAATAGATATATTTTCATCTTGCTCCTCAACTATTATACGTTGCCCTGGAGCTGGCTTTATACGTCTAAACTGAAGATCATATCCTAATTTTTGTTTAAACACATCAGCACCTGTGCCTGCATCGCCTACATTACTTGCAGATGTTTGTTCGTCATTACGTAGGTCTAAGTCTTCAAAGTTTTGATTTACTTTAACAAACGCTTCTCGGAGATCATCACCGGTTCCGTCGTTTGCAAAGTTACCTAAGTTAATTAAATTTACAGCCATTTATTTCTCCATTAAGCCACTGATGATAAGTTTGTCCAAATTGCGCCATCGTAAAATACAACATATGGTCTAGAACCTCCTGATGTAAGCGGATCCCAATTTGTTTTGTCTGCAACACAAATCATTCCTGCGGTTGGACTTGCAGGCTCTGCTGATAATGGCGTTAGTGACATTATATCTGTTACTACACCTACTGATGTTACAGAGGCTTTAGTTGCACTTCCAATTTGTAGTTGAATTTCATTTGTTGCATCTAGGACAATATTAGTTGCACTTTCTAAAGTTGGTGTACCTGTTCCGTTACTTACAAAGTCCGTTGCTGTTACTGTACCAGTTACTGTAATGTTACCTGTGCCTGTAACATTGTTACTATTAAGATCTAAGTCGCCACCTAGTTGCGGTGTAGTATCACTTGATACTTCTGCGATACCTCCGCCTCCGCCTGCAATAGTTTCAAATGTAAAACTACCTGCGCCATCAGTCATTAAAAACTGTCCATTAACACCTTCTACTATACCTAAGTCTGTTAACGCTGCGGTAATACCGTATCCTGATAGTGTATTAGGTTTTCCTGTAAGGCTTGCAAAAGTGCCGTCAAACGCATCTGTAATACCATAACCTGCTACTGTAGTAGGTGTACTTGTTAGATCTGCAAATGCTACACTTGTTAAGTAGCCAGCTGCACTGTGATCGCCCCAACTATAGGCTGTATCCCAATTAGTTGCTTCAGTACCTGATACTACACTACTTGGTACATTTCCATTTACTCCGTCTACGAGTAATGTACTATTATCTGCAAAAACACTACCTTGTAAATCACCTGTAGGGTTAACAGTTATTTCTCCTGTTACATCTGCAAGTGTAATAAAGTTAGTATCGTTATTCAGCGAGCTAAGGTTGCCTCCAGGTTGTATTGCACTGTCGGCTTTTTGTCCTTGTACTATTGTAGCAGCATCAGTAATTCCGTAGCCTGCTAGTGTAGTAGGTTTACTAGTTATATCATTAAAGTCTCTACTAATTGTAAGCCCAATGTCGTTAGTTAAATCACTTAACTGTGTAGGAGCATTTGGTATGTCTGCATAGGTAACTGCTGCACCTAGCGAGCCTCCGTTTATAGTAATTGATGTAGCAGATATATGATCCGCTCCAACTATACTTGATCCAGTTAAATCTAGATCATCGATGCTAGGTAGTTCACGTATTTCATTTGAACTTAATACTAACGGAAATCTATTTGCCATGTTTGTTCCTAACTTTTATATATTTATTTTCTAAGATTAATTGCCGCATTGTTTACCGCCATCCCATTTTTAACTGTACCGTCTTGTGCTACTCCAAACTTGTTAAAGAGCATCCTATTTCCACTACCAAATAAACCATTCGTTACATTATAAGTGCTAGTAGTAGGTTCGTAAATAACATCTTTAGAATCTGCTTGAATAGCCGTCCTTAGTTGATCCATATTCCATTTGGGATTAATTTGTAAATACAAACTAGACAGTCCGGCTACCTGCGGACTTGCCATACTAGTTCCACCTATGTTAACTTGTTTGTAATTACTATCTTTATGATAAGCGACAGCATTCATTACGTTTGTGTTACTACATGCACTCATTATATTGTGTCCAGGCGCCCATATATTTACACCTGGTCCGCTAAGGCTTGTAGATCTTTTTTCATCTGCGGTTCCGTTTAGTGAAGTATCTGTAATACTGCCTACTATAAATGCTTGATCGTCGAAAGGACTGCTACCTCTATGGTAAGGTGTAGTTACGCTAGAAAATCCTTGCACTGTACCTGTTACAGTATTATTATAATCATCACCACCTGCAACATCAGCTTTTAAATAATGGTTTCCAGATGCTATGCAAACTATAATTCCTGCATCTATCATTTCTTGGATTTGCGTATCTACTGATGATAAACGGATGCTGGCCTTCCAATTGCCGAAAACCCATGGGCCAACGCCGTAGTCTCTATATACAGTTGAATCATTTGAGTAACCCCATCCATTGCCTCGATAGTTTCCATTAGTGACTTGCGTATATGTCCTTGTATATCCCCAACTCATATTTATAATAGTTGGTCTGCCATTTGTCTTTGCATTGTGCCATGCAATTATAGTATCTGTACAGTTGTCTAAACTAATACCTCCGTTAGGGTCAGAGCTACCTTCAAGTCCATCTAATTTTTGTGAATAAATGTGAGCATTTTTACCCCAGCCGTATGTTTTACCAGCAGCTATACCTGCAACATGAGTGCCATGTCCATGATAATCTGAATAGTGTCCGCTAGGCATTGAACCACTGACACCACTTGCTGTAAACCAATTAATTTGCTGTAGTCTAGAAGTTCCATCTGCATCTTCCCATTCTGGATGGTTTGCTTCTATACCGCTATCCTGTATAACAATATCAACTCCTGTGCCATCAAGCACATAATCATAACCACCTGGCGCAGTATTTCCGTTGCCATAAATGTTAGTTGCTTCGTTTACTCTGCGTAAGCCCCAGTTTACATAAGAACCACTATCGCTTGTTGTTTGAGTAAAGTCTCCATCTTGGGTAGCAGTTCTTTCTAGTGTAATATCGTCTCTATTATACACAGGTTCCTCAACACCGTATATCCTATCGTCTGCTTCTAGTGCTGTAGCTTCTTCTTCTGTAAGCATAAAATGCGTTTGACGTTTAGATACAGGACGTTGGTTTGCAATGTCTACTGCTCTATTTGGTATCGGTCCTGAACCAGATGATGCAGTTAGTTCAGCTTCTACCTGTTCAAGGTCAACACCTCTATTTACTGATACAACGTATTCTTTTTCGCTCATTAAACTCTTCCTACAACTACTTCAACAACACCTCTGTCGCCGTCTGTTTTGTTTGCTACTGCTTTACCTATAACTGTACCTACGCCTGGATTATTATTAACTATAGCATAACCTGGTATAGCACTTGTTACTAACATATCGCCTTTTCGTACAGCACCAATCACCTTACACGGCACTCTACCTTGTAGTGCAAGTGCAATAACATTACTACCTTCTAATTTGCTATTCATTAAGTATGCAGGATCTGTTGAAACAACACCTGCTACTCTATGGTCACCTTTAACATTAGTTACTGTGATTTCAGCATCACCGCCAAATACAACAACAGTTCCTGGTTCGTATGCTTCGTCACCTAGATAGTTTTCTGCCAAGTCAGCATATTGTGCAGATGTAGCAGTACCATCAAATGTTGTTGCATAAACAGTGTTAAATTTGTTGCTTGAAGTACCAATGTTATGTGCAGTACCACCTGTTACAATGTCACCGCCTACTGTAATAGTTGTACCATCTAATCCTATTAGTTTAGTACCGCCTTTACTGTATATATTATGACTTGTGCCAGAGTAGTCTATAACAGTTACGCCGTCCATCCCAAAACTAGTACCAACAACTTCACCAGTACCGGTAGTCTTTACAACCTTATTAGCCTCACCTGTTGTAGTAAAGTCACCGCCATTGTCAAAAATATGTGCAAACGTTACTTCTTGCACAGGCCCATTAGCTACACCTGCTTCTCTTGCTAGAGCAGTACCTGCTGTGCTATCTTCAAGTTTTGCTCGTGTAATACCACCGTCTTGTATACTTGCCCAACCACTTGTTACATCAAACTGTGCTTCATCAAAACTTGCTAAACCACTAGCTGCTTGAATTTGCGCTGCTGTTCCTGTAGGTGCTGCCGCTGCTCCAGCTGCTAAGTTCATATTTAATTTAGACTGTTCAATTGCAGCATTTGCAGCAACATGGTTGTTGAATATTTTACCATCTTCAATTGTAAGAGCTGCATAACTGTCTGGACCTGGTGCATTAGGACCGTTGCGTGTAACAGATATTGCAATATCACCGGCTGTTGTATCTACATGCACGTTTGCATATTCATCTACAGGTATACCACCTGGACTTATAATCTGTGCATTCACACCGCCACTATAACTAACAGTGTCTGTGTTTGGAAACTGAGGACTTCCTGCGTCTAATTCGTATGTTAAAATAGTTCTAGCGTCACCTCTTATTAATGTATCTACAGCGTCAATTAGTACACCTGTTGCACCGCTACTAGTTGTTAATGCTTCAGTAACATGATTTTCCCAGTCACCGTCAACAGTATTGTCAACTATAATTCTATAATAACCTGTAGCAACTAATAAGTCACCGCTTGTACTATTAACAATCTCCATGTTACGTAACTCTGTAAGCTCGTTATATGCTTCTAAGTTTGCATCAACATATGCTTTGTTTACAGCAACACTATCATCGTTATAGTCTGGGTCAATGTCGGGTACGTTAATAATATGGTTATCAAACATATTGAGTGAACCATCCATTGTACCGCCATCTAATTTTAAATATCCACCAAATGGACTTAATGGATTAGGAACAGCAGAACCGTCTGCTGTAAACCCTAAGCGTCTGTTTACATATCCAACAACAGCACTCTGTGTTGGCGCAGCGTCTGTTGCATTATCTACCATTGCTGTATCTGTTAAGAACGCTGTAATAGCAACACCACGTTTAAAACCAATACCGTCTAAGTTACTTAGAGCAATACTTGCACTAAATGTAACTCTACCAGTACCTTGGTCAACTGTAAAGAATCTACCTACACGGAAGAAACCATCTTGATCTGTACTTACATAGAACACTCGTCCTTCTGTACGCTCTTCAACTTCTCGTGCTTGACTATTTTGTATTACTGGTTCCCCAAGTACAACATTAGGATAGTTACTATCATTATAGCTACCAGTACCAATGTCAAGGAAGTCATGTCCTGTTGCACGACAGGTTGAAATCTTAAATGTAATTGTTGCATTTGTTACTTCAGTTGTAAGTGCAGTATCAACCTTACCTTGCAAGCCAGCTCGTAATGTAATGTCATAATCTGCTCTTGTTAAAGTTGCACCTAATCCTGTTGCACCTGTTTGTGAGCCAACGCTATCTCCTGCATACCTTTGTATTTTGACAGTTGCAAACCCAGTTCTTTCAACATACTCAAATACTTCATAAATTTGTCCTGCCCACCCAAATATATAAGGTGCTTGTCTTACTTGTCCTGATCCTAAAACAGGCTGTTCGGCAAGTGCAGTAAGAGCGTTATTATTCAATCTATCAATATCATCTTGTGAACTTAGTATTTCTATAGCTATCATTGTATCGCCAGCTGCTGCGCCCATTGTGCCAGGATCGCTATCAGCATTTGCATTACCTATTTCACTTTGCTTTACTGCAAGCCTAAGATAATCAAATGTCTGGTCAATAGTAACAATAGTTTCGTCTGCATTTGTAAGCGCAACACCAGTACCATCTGTAACACCAAATGCAACAGATCTATAAGTAAAGCCTACATACTCGTCTGTAAACTTAACAGCAGTTGAAGGTCTAATAGGTTGCACTTCTCTAACACCGTCAAATTTAAAGTTTTGATTACAACGTATTGTTACAGGGTCACCTAATGTAGGTTCAACTTTAAGACCAGTATCACTTGTGCCACCTGTTCCTGCTGTACTAAAATTAATTTTATAGACATTAGTATTTCTAGCATTACTCCCTACAATTAAAGGATCACTATTAGTAATGTTTTCTATTGTAACAATTTCATACCGTGTAAGGCCAATTAGTCCACCGTGATCAATTTCAATTTCGCCTCTAGCATGTGGTGTATATAACGGGCCTGTTACATATATGTATAGTTGATCTACAGGATTAGTATATACTCCACCGTTACTAAACACTTCTGCTTGCTGTACGAAGCTATCAATCAATCCAACTGCATCAGGTATTTCGTTAGGATCAGCACCTTCAGCAACTAATCCATATTCACCATATGCGTTCGACCCATTAAGTGATCTAATCTGTCCACCATTACCTGCATAGTATGCAGTATGACAATAATATGTAAACACACTAACAAGCTCAGATAGTCCACCGTTCATTGTCACAACACCGTAGCCATCATCATTAACTTGTGTAAAGTCGTTGGCAAGCATACTACGGTTACCGCCTGTCTGAACGAATATACTATAACCGCCTGAACGTTGTGACGGATCGTTTGGATCCGGATCTGTAAATGCTGGAATAACTTCTGTAAATCCGCTATTTGCACCAGATGTAGGATCTAATATTAGAACTGCACTACCTTGCGCCTGATCATAATCTGTTACAGCATTAACTGTATAACGTATACCATCAATATAGAACGGGGCAGGTAAGCTAGGCTTACGAACAAATAACCCACCCGAGCCAATTGTTTTAACAGTTAATCTAAATGGCGTATTGGAAGCATCAGTTATAACCTGCATTGGCACATTACCGCACCACGCATCAATAAACATACCTCCTCGGAATGCTTGTTGATTTATACCTTGGCTTAAACTTGTAGCAGTCTGTATGTACGGTGACTTTGTTAATACTTGGTTATCAGGATCTAGCACACACATAAATCCGCCATGACCGGTAACTGTCATGTTGCGTAAAATACTTGCATCTCCCATTAAGAACACATCCATTAATGAGTTGTCAATTGGCGCACTTGTAATGTCCGTCGGATCTGACAGATAATGATGTCCGTAGTAACCACCAGTCACTGGATCAACTACACCTGCACTAGTAAGTGTCAAATTATCAAAAGTTGCATCTCTGTAAAAATACGATTTTGCATATGGAGATGTACTTACGCCTTCAGCTGGCCTAACTATAACTCGTCTAAATTCATCACCTTTTATACTAACATTTGATGGAACTTTAATTGGTAGTTGTTCGTAGTAAATACCAGATTCTACTCTAATACTAATTTGTGTATCTTTAACTAGATTTCCAAATTCAAGTTCTTCCCCTACTAAGAACTCAATTGGTTCTAGTAGTTGCATTTTTATTGTATCTTCACTAGCACCATTGTCTACTTCAGCAATACGTCCTAACGCTTTGCTTGTTTTACCACGTATTACTTTACCTGCACGTAAATCTAAGTTTGAAGGATTTGATTGATCTAAGAAACCAAATCCGCCATTATCTACAACAATAGTATATGTGCTACCTTCAACTATAGGACCTGTAGATGCTAAGCCAGGAGCATTACCTTGTGCATCACCTTGCATGATTTCAACAATTTTATCAAACTTTGCAAGCACTGCGCCTCTAGCTGTTGCATTTGCAGGAGCACCTGTGTTAACTTGTACTTGAGAGTTTCCTGTTGTAGGTGTATGAGCTACATGCTGTAGCACTCTGTCTGCAACTAGTCGTGCATGTTGTATTCCTGCAACAGTTTCAGTTAATTGCGAACTAACTGCTTTACGTCCACTTACGTTTGAGAAGTAGCGCAATCCTGCTTCTATTGTTAAGAAGTTTGTCGCAGCACCACTGTTAACATCTAATTTAATACTGTCTAATATAAGACCTATGTCTCTTGCACAAATTGCTGTATCGTATACAAAGTCAGGATATGTAGCATTTACATGTGCTACAACTTCGTCCATAATAAACTGACGGTTGTCTGTAAGCAAGGCAAACATATTAGTATACCCTGCACTATTGGTTAGGCCCTTAGCTGTAACTTCTGCAGGTGATACTGTGTTGTATGTAATAGTTTGCATGTAAGGACCCGGGCGGGCTCTTGTGGTTGCAATTAATTCTTCCGCTAGTTGTGCTGCTTTGTTTATTGATTTAAATGCACTACTAGGTGAACGTCCTACTCTATCATATGCTGTATTTGTTTGTAAATCGTCGCCTTGTGTACTAACGTAAATATTTGTTGTACTTGCAAAACTTGTATTATCCACATAAAACTTTGTTGCAGCTTGGAAGTCTTCTTCTACACCACTATTTACACCTGAGTATGAACCTGGATGATCATGTAATAACAATGCACCAGTCATTTTATCACCTGAACGTTTGGTTACATTTTTACGTGGCAGTGCTTCGTTATCTAAGTAAAAGCCTGGAATATCTTCATCGTAGTTATTATTTGTTAATGTGCCTGTTGTTGGGGTTAACGCTGCTGTTGCCGATAACGCATTAGCTTCAGATGTAAATAGTTGTAGGTTATCCTCATCTACAACTTTTAGATAGTAGGTAACACCGTTGGTAAGCCCGTTAGCTGTTGTCCCTGCAAAAGTATAAGGTTTGCCTGTGCTGTATTGGTTTAAACCATGTGCAGTTACAGTTGCATTTAATCCGTTCACTGCACTAATAGTTAATGTATATTCTGTTGCATCTACTGGCTCATCTCTGACTGGAATAGGTCTGCCAATACTTGCATAGTTTGTGTCAATATATTTTTTGTCAGGTACTAAGTCGTCAATAGATATTGCGTCTGGTGTACCTGTTAGCCCGTGTGTATTGTTAAACTGTGTAGCAGCGTTTGCAGATATAGCAATTCTACCTATACTAAATAGGTTAAGACCGTCTAAGTCACCACCTAATGTTGGTTGTATGTCGTTACCAACTGCTGCTCCGTTATTTGTAATTTTAATTTTCGATGGATCACTAGTGTAATCAACAGTTAGTCCTGAAACTTCTAATGCCCTTAGATCTATTGCAGTACCGTCGCTAGATGATATAGCAAGTAAGTTACCATTTCCTTGTGCATCAGTTAGTGTGCTAGGTGTATCACTTAATGAACTAAATCCAATCTGTCCACCTTGTCCAAATACAGCATAAAGTTCCTGGAAGTTTTCATTTAATTTATTAAATGCTTCACGGATACTATCACCTGTACCGTCGTTGCCCTCTACACCAATATTTACTACTTGTCTAGTCATTTTATCCTATCCTTAAAACTGTGGAATTGCATCCATATCGAAATTTACACTTACGCCGCATCCACAACTACTTTGTGCATTTGGATTATTAATTTCAAAGTTTGCTCCGACTATGCTCTTAACATAATCTACTTCTGTGCCAATTAAAAACATTAAACTGTGCGATCCAATTACAAAAGCACAGCCTTCTGCTGTTTTTACAACTTCGTCGTCATCATTTAATTCATTAGGTAAGTTTACAAAGCCCCATTCGTATTCAAACCCAGCACAGCCACCGCCTTTAATGTTTAGACTAATGCCATAAACTTCATTTTCATCACATAATTTATTAATTTGTGCTTCTGCTGCTGGAGTAAGTGTACATACGCTCATAGTTTTTACCTCTCTTATTGATATTTATCGTATTTTTTTATAATCTTAATGTAAATATAGTTATGTATATAAGAGAATATAAACAACAAACAAGGCACAGCCGTACATCTAAGTGCGGTAAAATGCATGAATATACAAGACAGCGCACCTATGTTCAATTACGCTGTGATAACTGTGATACAGAGTTTATTCGTAGTAGAGGAAGTATGGATCCTGCTAGATTGAGTAATAATTACTTTCACGTATGTAAGAACTGCGATAGTAAAAAATTTGCTCAGAAGAAGGGGATAGAAAAAAAGCAGATATGGAATATATCTGCTTCAAGTAATTTATCTATTAGTAAACTCTAGTTACGCCAAATAGTATAGGTGCCATATGCTATTGCACCATATGCAATTGCTTGTGCTAATCCTGAAAATATAATTATAACTGCACCTGCTACAACCATAAGAATTCCGTCCATTGTTGAACGCTCGTCGAGTTTTGTTTTGATCCAATTTTTAATCATTGCCCATTCTCCTTACTTGTTTTTCTAAATTTGTTAATCGTGCTTCTGTAGTTCGCAACTTATTTTCTAATCCTTGCACATATTTTGTACTAGGTATAGTATGTTCAGTACCATCTTCGCCTAGTACTTTCATCGTATCTACACCCTGCCCACGTAGTCCGCCTAACACTCTATTGGGATTTTTATCCGAATGCTGGGACGTAGGATTTGGTGACTTGTTCCGTCCGTACATGCTCTTTAAGTAACTCATTACTTGTCTCCTTATAGTATTTATATAGTTCAATACTTGCTAAGTTTTTTGCTTTGCTTTCGACCATGATATCTGCATAAGGTAAAAAGCTCAATGCCCAATCATTAACAGCTGAATTCCACATGTAATCACTGTGTGCCCGAAGTTTTGCTTTCTTACAACCTTGTTCTAATAGTTGCGAGAAATCTGGTTTAACATCTCGTCTATGTTTAGTAAGGTAATCTTCACGGCTAACGCTGTAATGAATGACAGGACGAACGCCACGCCAACTGTCCATAACACGTAGGAATTTATCATCATTAGGATCAATGTATTCCCCTTCTCTACACCAATTATGATGTATGTCTAATACAAGAGCAACGTCATCTGCTAGTTCTAAGCTACTATCGAGACCCCATTTGTTTTCGTCGTTCTCGATTGTGATGGTGTTTCTCGCTTCTGGCGATAGGCGTTTAAGTGCGGCTTTGATACCGGCTGGACCTTGCCTACCTGATATGTGGACATTGCATTTAAAGTCTTGGAAGGTCTTGCCGTATCCCATCCAGCGCAAGACATCGGTGTGATATTCAAATTCTTCTATGCTCCTATCTACAATTTCGGGGTTGTCGCTTGCAAGTACAGTGAATTGACCCGGGTGCATCGATAGCCGGACATCAAGGGCTCTTGCCGTTTCACCGACTTTTGCAAACTCTCTTTCCGCATATTGTACCACGTCAGGATG